CCGACTGCGTCCAGAATGGGTGTTAATGGGTCAAGGAATGTCTTCTCGAACATCTTGTCATAGTCAATATACTTATCAAGTGCTAGTTCACGAGGCAGGTTGACTGGATAGGAGATGACATTCTCCTTGATAGGGTTAGGTGTCTTGAGATAGACGAACTTGACCTTCTCACCATTCTTCACAGTTTCATAACGAGACATACCCTTGGTGTGGTGATTGTACAACAGAGCACCACGCACGTGGATGGGTGTACCCTTCTTGTATATCGCCTTACGATCCAACCACTTATCCACATCACTCACTCCACGGGGAAACGAGATATCCTCGGCAGGTAGTGCAGAGAACTCGTTGCGGAACTTGGTGATGAAGTTCTGGGTCTTGGACTCAGATCCATCAACCAGTATGCGGAACATCTCTTTCATCTTGTCACGCACCACCATCGGGGTAGATGACTTGATGGCCTCGATACCCATCATCTTGAGTTTGGGTTCTGCATACTGCACACCCTCAGAGTTGTGGACATTCAGGATGTACCGTTTCTTTGCCACCCAGATACCACGGTCAGCAATCACCTCGCGTCCCATCTCCATGCGGTTGACATACGCACTGGTATAGTCTGCAAGTTCTTGGTAGGTGTTCTTCAGTACCTTCTCGAAGTGATCAGCACTGATCTTGTCTAGGAACTTGACCGGATCTTTGGGATCAAACTTCTTGACCAACTCACCCATGTTGATGTACAGAGAGTCGGTGTCAATCGCAATCACGTAATCATCGTCATCGGTAGATAGTAGTTTGTTCATCTCACGGTTGACCGCACGTTCTGCCCACTTGATAGACAGTTGTCCTGCCAGAGTGATTGACTCTGCGACACGTTGATCGAAGTATCGGAACCACCGATTACCCAACGCACCATAGAGACTGTTCATCAGAATCTTGATCGACATCTGTTGATTGTCAAGAGTCGCAATCTTATTGGACAGAGTCTTACTGGGATTCTGTTCATACTCTTGTTGCGCCTTCAACATCTCATCTTTGATGGTTCGTCGTTCACTGTAGTACTGACGAATGATACTGGGGATCACACCCTCTTTCTCACGAGAGAACCTGACACCACTGGGTGCCAAGGCATACTTACCATCGTGCTCAGTCATACCACGCAGCATATGTTCTACACTGGTGTGCACCAGACCATCTACCACGGTCTCAGGTGACATATTGTATTGAACAATGATGTTAGGATATAGAGAGTTCAAGTCAAAGGAGGTCACCCAGTCATGTGAACCTACTTGGGGTTCCTTCACATAACCACCAGCATAGTCACCCTTGGGCTTCTCAATCTTGGGTGGTACGACTACCTTCTTGTTGTGCAAGAGTCGATAGAGGATACTGTCCCAGATCGCAGTCGTACCCAGCACATCCTCATAGTTCACACCACCACGATATGCCATAGTCATTGCAAGGGTCAGGATGCCTAACTTCTCTTCGAGTTTGTCTACGAGTTCAACGTCCTTGATGTTGTAGTCAATGAACTTCTGGTGGTCTTCCTTGTACAGAGTGTACAGGTTACCGTGTTCCTCATAGGACAGTTTGCGTTCACCCAACACCACATGAGCAATGTGATCCAATCGATAGGACTCTTGTTGACCCAGAGTGTTGAGGGTGAACTTGCGAAATAGATCATAGTAATCTAACTGAGCAATACCCATGATGTCATAGGTGTTGGTATCTTGCATACCAAAGTTATTACCACGAACTTTACGAGGACTGACCACACCCCACGGAGAGAATCGTTTGACCGACTCCTCACCGATGACCTTTCTTGTTCTGTTTACAAGATAGGGGATGTCAAATCCCTTGGTGTTCCAACCAGTCACCACATCAGGGGAACCATGATTCTGCCAGTAACTCAGGAAGGAATCAATCAGTTGCAACTCTGTGTCGCATTGGTTATAGATTGTATTCTCTTTAGGATTGTATTCACCCAGACCCCAGACACGGAAGAACTCCTCGTTACTGGCCTTGGTACAGATAGAGATGATGGGATAGTTTGCTTGGTCAGGTTCGGGGAATCCCTCGTCGGACTGTACCTCAATATCGATAGTAGATACGACGATCTGGTCACGATCAAAGGTGATGTCTTTGGGGAACTCTTGGGTGATGTATTGGTTGATGAAGTTGTTCATACCATAGACCTTCATGGTAGGAACGTGCTCGTATTGCTTGATGAAGTCGGTGGCATCCCGCATGGAGTCAAAGTACATGGGTGCGACTTGCTTGCCGTCTAGGGTTGACCACTCGGACTTGCCAGACACATACATGGTAGGTCTGAAGGGTATGCGTCTCTTGACACGTTGACCGTCCTCATATCCACGATAGAGGAGTGTGTTGCCGTATCTTTGTACAGATGTATAGAAATTCATTATTACCTCATGATTAAGTGGACATTATACACGATTGTGCGGGTATTGTCAATCAATAATTTTGAAATGGTCGCTTCTCTCCCAAGGCAATTTTGTCATGCCATCGTGGTTCTGTGTGATACCCATAGACTTAGAGATCACCTGAGTAGACGCAAGAGTGAACGGAGTACTGGGAATTGACCAACCGTTGTAACAGTCTCTTAGTGATTCGGATGAATCACCTACGTCAACATACTGTGCATTGGGGTGATGACACATCCATCGAAATGGATTATTTGAGGGATTGTCAGACATATAGGTCTTGACCAGTCTCTCCATGCACCCAAAAGGGCCACCGTTCAGTGGAAAATTTAGTTTCAATAACAAGTCCGACATATACTTTGCAGCATCTTCGGACACCGAGTAACAGGACATGAACAGTCCATGATTAGCATATGCCAGATTGTGTTCCATAGTGAAATCAAACTGTCGTTCAAATTCATCAGCATCAAGTAGAAATGAGTCATGTTCTAACACATAGAACCGTGAACCACCTTCTGCTCGTTTATGTAAGAGTTGCCAGTGTGATATATCTCCAGCCCTCTCACTAGGACTACTCATAGATCCCTTTTGTAGTTTGTGTCGAAGGGGTTTCCAGTTGTATAGAGGTTCAAGATCAGCAATCGTATCAGGAGTGTAACATTGAATCACCTCAATGTCAAGGATATATTGCTTTGCCCAAGATTCTAGTGCTGTTTCCGTATATCTCACAGATATAGGATCATCTAGATTTGCTAACATGTATGCTTTCATAACGAGATGAAGGGGTAGTTACCTACCCCCCCTTTTTTGGTTTTAGACGATTAGTGGTTGGAATGCTAATACCATAGCACCCATTACTACTGCACACAACGTCAGTTCAGACTTTGAGATCACTTTCATTTTATCCTCGTTAAACAATTTTTATTTTACGAGGCTGCTTCTCTTCGGGGATTTCTAACTTCAGGGTTACTGCAAGAATACCGTCCTGTAGAGATGCTCCGGTTACTTGGACATACTCCGATAATCGAAAATGACGTTTGAAGTTACGGGTAGATATTCCACGGTGGATAACCTCCCTGTCTTCATTATCAGATTCGCCCTTGATCGTGAGTGAACGCTCCTTTTGTTCTACGTGAATGTTCTCTTGTTTGAATCCTGCTACAGCCACTTCAATGACAAACTCATCGTCCGACTCTTTTATAATATTATGAGGCGGATAATTGTCATTAGCATGTTTCGTAGCGTATTCCAGTTCATTGAACAGATGGTCGAAACCAATAAACGCAGATTTGGGGAAAAGTTGTTTCCCGACTTTTAGATTTGTCATGTCGCTTTATCTCCTATTGTTTAGCAAGATGATATGAATACCCGATTTGATTCGGCATATTCACCTCTATATATACGATCCAATATCTCTAGACGAAATACGCAGGATCGCAATCAGGGTCACTCTCAAATCCAAATGAGAATGTTACCCGTGATACGCTGGGTTCAAGTTGATGCCATGTACCCCTTGGCAACCAGACCGCATCGCCTGGCTTCATCATGCGGGACTCATCCGCATTTTTAGGTTCTTCGGTATATCCGATAGTAATCTTACATTCATTCAATATCTGGACTAGAAAAACATCCATATTATCCGCATGTCTAGGGTAAGATCCAGAGTACTGTCCGAATCCGCAGAAAGCAATGTTCGTAACATGGGGATGTCCTTTATCATATTCTTCTTTCTTGGGCGCAGGTTCCGCAAACAGATCGTGCATCTCTGCAACAACATCCTTTGCGAACTGAGGGGCAGAAGGTCTCGTATGAAACTCATTCAACCCCAATCGTTGTTTCTCACGATTCCAGTCATATAACCGTTCTGGATGAGTATCAATCAGATGAATCATTTGCTCCCAAGTGATATCAAAATCAGCCTTAGTCCACCAATAATTCTTTGATCTGATCTCATCTAGGTGTTCAGCAAATCCAATCATTTGTTTCCGATATTATACTTGGGACATAACTCCCACTCACTTTTATCTTTGAACCCTATGATTTTGATCTGTCGTAAAGGTGCACAATCTTGCGCTACTTCTTTATTCTGAATCTCAACCAACCCCCAGTCAGACAGCAGTGTGGCAATCGTATTCCTACGCTGCACATCACTCTCTTCTAGGTTTGCCTTTTTACCATCAAGCATAAACAGTTCTTTGAAATGGACAATATAGTATCGTCCCTGCTTATGTAGGATATGACATGACTGGAACAGTTTTTGTTCTTTACGAGATGCGACACCAATACGGGTCAGGGTCTCACGAACTTTGAGGAAGTCATCGGGCTCTGCCAGAGTGATCTCTAGCATATTCACTGGACTCCATGAAACTAAATTATTTTCTTCCACCTTTACTCACCTTATCTTTTATTTCTTTTATCTGAGAAGGAGAGAGGAGAGGCAGGATCTGGCGTGCTTTTTCATTGCTATATCCATAGTATTCTTTCACCGACTCAAGGTCATTTTCTATTTCAGGTTTTACCCACTTTGAGAAACGTTTTCGTTTCCTGACCATATTTATAAGAAATTGATATTGCAGACGCGAGTCCAGTTGGTGGTATCTATTCATCTCATTTGCAATCACGGCAGTGTCAGCAAAGTAAGATAGGGATCGATTAACCATGAAAGAGTTGTATGCCTTCTCATCTTCAGGAGTCTGCATGATATCTTTCTTGGATAGGTTGATACTGTTTACATAATTAAAGGGGTTCATTAACACTTTACCCAGTTGGTTTTCATTTCGGTACCGTCTTGGACGATTATACCACACTTCTCTAGGAATGTCAATCCCTCGTCCGTGTGATAGTTGTCTTTATATACTACCCTTGCGATTCCGGCTTGGTAGATGAGTTTGGAGCAGTCGATACAAGGGGCACAGGTACAGTAGAGAACTGCACCCTCCGACGATTCCGTTGACCTTGCAACTTTCGTGAGTGCATTCGCTTCCGCATGTAGAACTTCCTTCTTAGTGATTAGATTGGGTACAGGTGCACGAGAGGTATAGTCCCCCTCATATTCACATTCATTGTCCCAACCGCTAGGCATACCATTATATCCAATAGAAATGATACGGTTGTCCTTTACTATAACACAACCGACCTTTCTCCGTTTCGCAGTAGATAACTGCGCGTAGGTTTCTGCGACCTCAAGGTGCGCTCTATCCCACTTATTCAATTGCCCAAAGTTCCATCTGCTTTGGCACCCACTTACCATCCACCTTTGTCAAGGTTGCAGGTTGATGTGGTAATTTCTCTTGGAGTTTAGGAACAATGATTACATAATCACCAGAGTATTTATCAATAGTGTTTCCGTAAGAATCTTGTTCCAGATTTTCTCTCGACTCGGTGTCGAGTATATATTTCACACTCATAGGTCTAGCACCATCTGAATGTTTGGTCTGAAGTAAGAGTCCGGTTTCTGGATCTTACCGTTCTCATCCTTGATGACTTTCCCATCAACAAACTTAGACATATTAGAAGCACGGACTTCTTCCCAGACGGCATCGAATGGAATATCCAATACCGCAGCCATTCCCATGATCACCCACACCATATCAGCAAGACCATCCGCAACTTCTACGATGTCTTGTTTATGGAATGCTTCTAAGGTCTCGTTGTACTCTTCCGTAATTAAAGACATGTACAGATCTGCCATGTCTGACTTGATATCTTGGGGGAACTTTTGTTCCCCCGTCATCATGAACTGTTCTACTTGTTCCTGATAAAATCCACTCATAATCCAATCAATCCCCACCCGTGATTAGCCACGGCATTCAATATAATAAACCAACATGTTGCCATGTGTGTCACCCACCATACAGTTCTAATTCCTGCAATGGTGTCTGCTTGTCGGTCAGTTTCCCCGACTTTCTCCCCGAGCGATCTCGCCCAGAGTGTCCACCAAACGCTTCTCTTCTTCTGGTTCATAGTCTTCACCATATCGTCCACGGGTTCTGTTACCATCACTATTTAGTTCGGTAAGATCCTGTTGAATATGCTTAAAGTTTCGTGTCTGTTGTTCCACTGAACTATTCCTTGTTATCATGAGTGCGTTTATATTTATAATAATCGCGCAACGATAACTCGTAATTGTCCCATAGAAGGTTAAGTTTATAATCGGACATCTCTTTGACACCGATCAGTATATTCATGAGTTTATCAGCATGTTTGGCAGGAAGATCACCGAAGAACTCATCATCTCCAATCATCTGTAGTATAAGCGAGAGGTCATCAGTAATACCCCATACTCGCATGATATCATCTTCCAGTTTCTGCATTGGAGGTTGATATGTCATTCATCAATCTCCAATTTTTTCATTGCTTCCAAGATCTTCAGGGACTGAGTCAGAAGTTGCTGAGACTGTTTCTCCAGCTCCATTGCTTGTTCTGCTACCTCAATAGACTGTTCAGCAATAGCATCGACAATCTCTTGATTATCCTTGTTACTAAACCAAGTCCAAGTCTCAGGGTTTTCAATTTCAAATCCACGGAAATCACCATCAATCAAAGGGAACTGAATTACGTTATCTTCGTTATCTTTATGCATTACACATACTCCACATTTGCCATACACTCAGTGAGGCAGGCGACTAAGTTAAGTTCATGGTCTGCCACAAACGCATTCTTGTACTGATAATCAGCAAGAATGAGTACTAACTGTGGGACAGACGCAGGAACTACGTTACCATCCATAGCATCATAGATACCACGGAAAAGTGCTGCTGGTTCAACATCCATGTTGTTGACCACCCAACTACGCATCTTCTTGAAGTCCTTGGCTTTGAGGGACTTGAACAGACCAGTGTAGTTGGCATTCAGATCATTGAGGATTACTGTAGTTTCAAGTTTACCAGAGATGGAGTGACGTTGGCACTCGTTGAGTACACGCCTCCAGTCGGGGGCATACTTGGTAATCAACTGGGCAATCACTTCTTTGTTGTATGTGACTCCCTCTTGGTCTAGAATCATTTGTAGTCGTTTCATGAACTGACCACATAGTTCTACCATACTTTTCTTAGAGGTGTTGAACTCATACACACCGCATCGGGAGTGTAGAGGTTCGATGACCTTGTTCTTGAAGTTACAGGTCAGAATGAATCGACAGTTCTGAGAGAACTCTTCGATGAACCCACGCAGTGCGGGTTGGGTTGATTGTGCGTTAAGGTAGTCAGCCTCGTCTAGGATCACAACCTTGTAACCACCAGACAGAGAGACCGAAGAAGCGAACTGCTTGATCTTACCACGAAGGGTATCAATGTTACCTTCTTCGGAACCGTTGATGACAATGTAGTCAAGTCCTAGTTCATCACAGATGGCACGTGCAACTGTAGTCTTACCTAGACCCGCAGTACCAGTGAATAACATGTTCGGAATCTCACCGGAGTCTACAACACTCTGAAAGGTATCTTTCAGGTCTTGAGGTAGTATTGTATCTTTTACGGTGGATGGGCGATACTTCTCGACCCATAAGAACTGATTGGACATAAAGTCTCCATAATATTAAAAAATGTTTCATAAGTTGTACATTGTACATTATATGAAACAAATTGTCAAGTAAAAAGTTCGGGGGCGGAGAGGAAAGGAGACCCCCCACCCCCACGACAGAAGACCCGCCGTTATTCTTCAACTCCTTGTTCAGATTGGTGTTCTTCACAGAGTTGGATGATCTGTACGGCTTGGTCACGTAGTTGTCCGATAGTGGACAGTTCCTCTCCTTTGAACCCGCCTCGTTGTACCACAGTATCAATTACTGCTACAGTAGAACGCGAGACTCGGTTACCAAGTTCGTAGATTGCCGTATGATCTTTTTCAGTTTGTGCTTTTGCCATCGTTATTATGCTCCGTAAGTCGATGATTTTTCAAGTGCGATAAAGTATTCAATCGTTGATTGTTTACTAGAGAACTGGGAAATAAGTTTAGAACTTATACCCACTTCAAAGTCTTCGTTGACAACCTTCAGGTTACCAACATTCATGATGAAGTTGAAATCAACTCCTTCAGGGTACTCACCCTCTACATCGATAGAGAATGCGTTACTCGTTGCGTCTTTACTGTCAATGACAGATAGACGTACCGCACCAGTGACGGGCGTAATAGAGATCTCCTCATGACCCAATGCTGCCGCAGCACGTTTTACTTTACCCAACGTGTCAGTATCTAGGGTAAATTTAACTTCGGCATCTGGCATGGTAATGTTCTTGCCAGGCGAGGTCAGCATGTCAGGGTCAGAGAAGAAGTACTTCACAGATGAACGACCAGTAGAATCACCAACTACAACATAATCCTTCTCAAACTTGAGACGGGGTGAGTCCACTAGGGATAGGACATTCAAGAACTCAGGGAGATCATAGATGCCAAATGACTGAGGGAATGCCTCACTCAACTCAGCGGTGGACAACACATTACGTGCCACCGAGATAGTTTTAAGGGTGTTACCTTCAGTGATAACAATGTTCGGATTGATCGTTGCATAGTTCTTGAGAACCTGCATTGTATTGTCGGTCAGTTCCATAATATATTTCCTTTACGATTTTGTGGATACTATAATACCACATGGGGTTACAAATGTCAAGACTTTATTTTACTAAAGTTCTTTTCTTTTACGAACTCAATTTTGCGCTGGAAGGCTGCATCCTCAAGTTCACTCTTGTGAGAGATAACAAACACATTGGTATCCTCACCAAGCGTCTCAATAATCTTCATGAGGTTTTCAATACCCTCTTCATCCAGAGACGAGTCAAAAGTCTCATCAAGGATTAGTAGATTGGTTGCGACACTATTCTTCATCTTCGCGATCTGTCTCCACGTGAATAGTAGGGACAGGTCAATACGTTGCTTCTCACCCTCAGAGAATGAGTCATACGAAAACGCATCACGATGTCTGGATCTGATAGTCTCTTGGAAAGACTCATCCAGATCAAAGTGTACGAAGAAATCTAGAATCTGCAAGTACTTGTTGGTCAACTGATTGATGACGGGTAGGTACTGCTTAATGATCTTGGTCTTGATGCCTGTATCTTTCAGTAACTCGGCATACACCTGATTGTACGAGTGTTGTTCGTTCAGTTTGTACTTACAGTCCTGTAACTTTTCCTTACCACAACGCAGGGTCTCTAACTCAGAGTTGGCCTCAGACAGATCACCAGTCTCATTATCAATACGAGACAACTCAGTATTCAGTGTATCGATGTTCCGGTTGATCGTGGCAATACTCTGGTTGTTCGCATTCACTTGTCCCTGCCACTCACGTAAAATATTCTGTTGAGTATACAGGGCCTCTAGTCTGCCGTCAAGTTCTTTCTTCTTGACATCGTACATATCAAGTGCTTCTGAGATAGTAGTCGCGGTAGACCTACACTTATCAAGGTGACTCTTCTTGGTCTCTGCGTCAATGTCCTGACTACACGTAGGACAGATATCATGCTTCTCAAAGAACTTGGCTTGTTTTACCACTTCCTTCTGCTGACTCTTGAACCCTGCTGCATACTCATCCAGTTTCTTATCTTCGGTGGTGGATGTACTGATCTGGGATTCGATGTCAGGTGACTTATCTGCCACATCTTCAGAAAGTTGTACATTCTTATCATTCAACACCCGAATCTCTTCCTGTAGAGACTGAATAGATGTCTGTTTCTCTTTCTTCTGTTGTGCAGAGATCTCACTCAGGTCACGCAGATACTTCTTCTGTGCATTGATCTTGGTATCTACGATGTTCAGTTGGTGAGTGTTCTCGTTTATCTGATCCTTCAACTGGGCCATCTTCTCTTTGAGGATACCGTTCATCTTACTGAACATGTTGATGTCCAATAGATCTTCGATTACCTCACGACGAGAACCACTAGCAAGTTGCATGAACGGCACAAACGACGATGACCCCAACACCACGATCTGGTGAAAGGATTTGTGATTCAACTTGATGATGTTCTTCTCAAGAATAGACTGGTATTCTTTCGCATGAGAACTCTGGTTGATCATGTTGCCGTTCACCCAGATCTCAAACTTATTAGGTTTGATGCCACGGATGATCTTGTACTGTTGTGTACCAATAGAGAACTCCACCTCAACAAGCGTACCCTTGCCATTGATAGAGTTGATGAGTTGTGGTTTGGAGATCTTCCGATGTGGCTTACCAAACAGACCAAACGACAGGGCATCCAGCATAGTGGACTTACCCGCACCGTTATGACCTACCACCAGAGTAGTAGGGGTCTTACTGAAATCAATCTCAGTAAAGTTATTACCAGTCGATAGGAAGTTCTTGAACCTTAGTTTTTCAAAGTTAATCATTGCGTAATTGTAACATACCCTTCAGTGTTTGTCAAGTACTAATCTTGACGATAGAATATATGTGCCCCGATCCTACCGATCAGTCTCATGTTGCGGTCTTTACTCCATTTAGGTAGTACATATGTAGCATGGTAGTGAGTCGCACCCTCGGTAATACCACGGAGTTCGTTGTTGACCAGTACATTGTATGCGAGTAGTTGTGCTTCTTGCCAGCAGTCCTCGTCACGGGGTTCATCCCCTCGACCATCACAGAACCAACTAAACTGACACTTATGTCGCAATGGGACTTCCCGTCCATGATCTAGATGCCACTGAGATAGTTTTGCCTGTTGTACTACATCACAAACGGTATCTGGGAATCTGGAGTGCTCCACACGATTGAGAGTCACATCCGCAACTGCCATACGACCAGCATAGTTATCACTACGGGCCTCATGATAGATGTTCAATGCAAGACACTGCAATTGTGGATTGTCATATGTATATGGAACCTCAGGCCAATATGGGACAACATCTATTTCAGATGTTTCCGTCTCTTCCACAACGGGAACCTCTTCCTCATCAGGTTGGAAGATGAGCATGAGAGCACCTACAGTGAGACCAACAGCAATGATGCCACCTACGATGGCCTCTATGATATCCTTAGATGTTTGACTCGGCAAGATCTTCTTCCGTTAATCCACACCAATTACAAGGGTAACCTTTCTCGGTTCCAATGTCCGTTTGTTCTACTATACAGTAGTGATCCCAGAACTCCAACTGAGTCGGGAATCCATCGTTGAACCCTAGTCCCATATCTTTCTCCTCATCTTGCTGATAGAATGCGTTGCTGGGTAAATCTTTTCTAAAGATTCGATCATAGTTGTCACGGTAGTTGTCCGAAGCGGTCTTGCTCTGGATACTATCTCCGGTTACATCGTTCTTAGTAGGCACTAGACAATCTCCATACTCTGGGCCTCTTTCATCAAGTGTGAGACCTCCTTCTTGATTCGTCCTTTATCTAGGTCAGTACTTACTGCATCAATGTAGTTATAGATCAGAGTCTCGGTATCCTCTACCGACACCTCATCATCTACATTCGCACCAGTGAACTCAGCAAAGTCCTCTGCGATCTTGAGTTCATGTATCTTCTGTGCCTGAATCCGATCCACAAACCGTTCAAACTCATATGCGTCACCCTTGTTTACGACGATCAGTTTGACGAACTTGTTATCAAGATAGGACAAGTCCTTGAACTTGTTCATGTTCTCGTGATCATAGTAGATCTTCTCGAAGATCGTTACTGGGTTACGAATCGCTTCCAGTTCTCTTGTTTCTGTATCAAGTACATGGAAGTGTTTAGGATCGTCACAGTCGTTCCAGAAGAACTCCATCTGTGACCCAAGGAAGTGTATGTTGTCCTGCGATGACTTAGCATGGAAGTGACCCGACATCACCATATCGAATCGTCCGAAGATCTTCCGATCCATACCATCCATACACGGCATACCCTTCTGCATATCAAACCCTGTTACCTCAAGGTGTGCACCCACAAGTGTTGCTTTGGTGTTTGCAAGAAACTCTAGAGTGTCTTTCTCATTCTCAGGGTTGATCCAAGGTATCAGTGCTATCTCTGTACCATCGTAGTTCATCACTGTTGGTTTCATAAGAAGGTTCACTTCGTTCATGTAGTGACCCTGTAGTTCCTTCAGTGCGTTCAACTCGTTGGTGTTCTTGTAGTACACATCATGGTTACCACAGATGATATCCATAGTGATACCATGCTTACGCATGGGTTCTAAGAATATCTTACGATTGTGATTCAGAGCCTTGAAGTTGATCGTCTTACGATTGTCGTAGTAGTCACCCAAGTGTATGATATGCTTGATGTCATTCTCTAATAGGTACGGAAAGAACACCTCACTATAGAAGCGTTCTTGGTATGCCATAAAGATGTCTGACGAGTTACGGATACCCGCATGAGTATCATTCAGAATAGCAACCTTCATTCGCTTATAAAGTCTCCCAAGTCAGAGTCTACCTTGACGGTGCGTCTCTTGCGTTCCTTCTTGACGATCTCTTTCCACTCAGCATCCTTGGACTTGACCTCGTCAATACGCATTCGGAGAGTATCCACATATGCCTGTGCTACTTGCATAGAGGTATCATCTGCCAAATCATTGTCTAGAAGCACATCTATGCCCATCTGACCCATGTACTTGGTTTTGATTTCCTGTTGCTTCTTCTCTTTCTCAATCCTACGCAAGAATGCAAACCACGAGATCTGAGTAAAGTATGCAAATGCATTGGGTTTACCTGTACGAGTCGCAGCCTCAATGTTATAGTTCTCAATTGCCTTGAGACAGTTCTCCACCGCATCCATCACCATCTCTTCGCGGTAGGTATACCGGACGAAGTTTGCCTTGTGTGACAGACCCTCACAGATCTTCAGGAAGCATGTTGCAATATAGTCCGGTATAACAGGAACCGGCATTCCATCTGCTTTCGCTTGTTGTGTTTTAGTGCAGTGGTCTACTACTGCCTGAGAGAACTGTGCATTATTGACATAATGCGGTTTATCTTTAGGTTTTACTTTTGGTGTTGTCATAGGATTTACCATAATTTTGAACCATTATACAGGTTCAGTCACTGTTTGTCAAGTACTAATTGAATAGTGGGTGTTGACCATTAGTCGAGACACTGATACGCTCACGCAGACTACTCGTAGAGAAGTCATGTTGGCGGTTATTATAATACATTTCGATGCCATTGTCAATACAATATTGCTTCCCTGTAAAATCTTTGTCCTTATACTCCTCACCAATGATACGCACATTGATAGGATAGACCTTGAGGATATCCATCAGATCAGTCTCGGTACGATAGGGGATGATCTCATCGATCATAGAGATGGCTGACAGTTGGATGTACCGTTCTACCATAGACTGGATAGGCGCGTTCTTTTCAGGCCTGTCCAAGGATGGATCAGTCTGTAGACCCACGATAAGGTAGTCGCACTGAGTCTTTGCCTCCTTGAGCATTGCGATATGACCCGCATGAAGCAGATCAAAGGCAGACGCAGTGAATCCGATATTTTTTAATTTAGTGCTTGACATTTCATGTTTTCCATGTTAAAATTAGCTTTGCGGTCAGGGAGGGTTAAATACTACTTCAGATGACTCAGTGTACCCGCAACACAATATCGATATCCGTCAAATTGTTGCGATCTAGTTTCGTGTATAATATGTCCCCTAAAGGCAACCAACATACCGTGTTCAATCTCCAGTTCATAGTCTAGTGTCGGGAAGTATAAATTAGAACACCCTTCTGGTGGATCGATGTAATATGTCCAACCCCAGACTGAAGGCCAGTGATCATGTGCACGGACGATCTCACCACTCTCTGCCCTTGTTCCCCATACTAGTGTATTACTTAGAGTTTGAATAAAGTAGTATATCCTGGCTGAGTAAGACGGATCTTATGATTCTCAAAATCATTACATACATCGTCCGAAGATAGTTGACAGAAATCTAGTGCTTCGTCTGCTAGTTGTGCAAACTCAGGGTATTGCTTGTGCATACCGAAGTTGGTACACAAACATTGATTATTTGTACCTAAGTTTTGTTCATCACCAACCTCATCGATACGATTGATGATACGGTTATTCATATCCTCATCATCTAATATCTTAGTGAAGATAAGTTCAGGGTGGATGTTCTCGCGTCTAATCATTAAATCGAGAAGCACTTGTTGGTGGGTGTGTACTTATTGTACCTGCAATACAATATCTATAACCCTCAAAAGTTGATGGCTTGACTCTATGCAACATGTTCCCACCAAATAGATGTAACCTACCATGATCGACAGGTAGTTCATCGTCTATGTCTGTAAAGTATAAACCTGATGCACCTTCGGGTGGGTCGATGTAGTAGGTGAATGCCCAAGTACAAGGCCAATGATCATGTTCTCCACCACCTTGGCCACTTTTATATCGTGCTGCCCAGAGGCCACCGACTTTCTGCGATTTGATGTACATGTCATACCAGACATCATATTCTACTCGTCGCGAATGATGGGGATGATCATAGTTTCTCTTTACCGAAGACTCTCGGGCGAACTCTTCCACATAAACCGAGAACTCCTGAAACTCAGGATAGTTCAATAGATTGGGGTTTGTCACCTCACCATCTAGGTTGAACTTCATAGCATAGTCTTGATTATCCAACAAACCATCAATACGATCAATCATCCTGATGTTCAATGCTTCAATATCTAATGTGGTAGAAAAGACATAGTCTTTCGCGTTCATCGTTTTCATAAATCAATCTTGCGGTATGTTATGCCAAATAAAGGGTGCTGCTTTATTTTCCTTGATCTTTTTTTGCCACCAACAAAGGACAAACTCTGGTTTATTTTTAGGCAAAGGAATGAAAGGTAATGCTTTTTTCACTAATGTAGTTTCTTGGGATCAAACATGTCGATCACATTACTCCCGCTGTCCATAGTATCCAAGTAACGTTCAATCTTATCAGCGTTCTGAGTAAGAGCAATTTCTTCTGCTACACTCTCAGCAAACTCCTGCTCTCTTACATCATTCATCGTACCCATTTCAGTAACAGCCTCCAGATACTGTTTCAGCAGAGTGTCGGGTGGAAATCCAATACCCACCACCATATTCACATTGAGAATTAGAATATCATCAGGATTCTCTTGATACACCATCCACGGTCTGAATGAATAAAACTTGACACCATCACCCTGCTCTACTAGTATGAGACGCATTGCTTTTCGTACCAAGATCTCTACTTCCGCTTCATCGTTCCATTCCAGAACTTCACAAACAATCTCTTCGCCGGAAGATAACTTAAACTGCCTGTACTCCAACTCTTTAGCCATGTCTCAACTTCTTTTGTTTATACTCTCGTATGATATTTATCATGCCTTTATAGGGCATATCTTTGTAACCTGTTTTGTAATATAGAGAACCTTGTTTGGGATCTTCCCAAGTCTCGGCATGAACAAAGTTGGTTTGCCAACACCCAGCCGGCATCATCTTATTCTCAGCTCGTCCAACAGAATACTCACGTACCCAATCTATCATATCTATAAAGTCGTAATCACCACTCGGATGAACCCAGAAGTTCCACTTATTATTCTCGCGATTCTTATTACTGGCCTTCTCAGCTATCATAGTATCTACCTGTCGGCGGACATCATCATTCTCAATATACGGAACATCATATGAGTATGTATACCCATAGTTCATAAAGTTATTATAGACTTTCCAGTCGATTTCGTCCGCCTGTTCATCGTCAGGTTTACCTAATGCTAGAGGTAAGAAGTGGACTATGTGTTCTGACCAGTTCTCGTTCATCCACTTCTTGGACGCATCCAGTGACTCAAAGGTCTCAAAGGGTAGACCCGCAATCATGCTGATTGACCCGGCGTAGAAGTTGGGAGAGTGTTCGTTGAAGAACTCCTTTACTTCTAATAGACCCTTCTTCTGTATCTCAGGTTTGAAACCCTTACCCACAGTCTTGCCAGCCTTGTGGTTAAAGGTCTCCACACCATAGTGGTGTATGGTCAGTCCCATGTCACACATGTCTTGCCAAGTCTCTTTACCGTGCGTGATCAGAAGGTCTGCCCTGACATACCCTGCGAACTGAGTCTGGAATGGTAATCTACGACAGGCTCTAGCAATCGTTGCGATCTTGTCCTTGGAATCGTTTATAGTATCGTCGGTGACATAGTAGTTGGTTGTTCCCCACTTCTCATAGTGTTCCAACATCTCTTGGTGTATGCTGTCCTCATCACGGGTGGTGTCTTCCTTCATACCAACTAGTGGGAATGAACAATATTTACAGGCAAAGATACATCCACGAGCAAACTCAATATTGATCGTCTCGTTGGGTCTGATAAAGTCTCGTTCTTCAAACGAGATACTGGCATCTCTCTTAGGAAAACAGGGATAACTATTATGTGCGGTGATAAGTTTACCGCCGTTACTGAGAGTCTTATGTGATATGGGTTCGGCGGCACCACGATAGAGATGGTCGAGTAGTGCGTCCATAGCATACTCCCCATTTCCCGTAATGTAGTAGTCTGCCTCAACACAAGTCACGACCCATGTCTTTTGACCACCAGCCACGATAGTGACCCAAGGATAGTTTTCTCTGATGTGATCAGTAATCCACAACAACCTGTCGGTTGCCATAGTAGAAAACATCATACTGAAACCGACAAACAGGGTGTCTTCGGTTATTCTTTGATCTATCAGATATATGAGTTCGTCGTGCGTAAATAATATGCCGTAATCAATACACTCGACATCCCATCCACGCTTACGGATGTGCGTTGCGATTCTATGGTTACCAAAACTACGGTAGGTTTCTAGTCCATAGAAGATACCTTGGATTAGAGTCTTATGGTATCCCTCACGATTTAATGCTGCCGCATATCGTTCCGACCAATGGATCTCTTTATTGACATTTTCATTTGATGTATTTTCTGTCGGACAAGTAAAACCACCCAGCAACAGTCCGTGCGGTTTCTTCTCCGTTAATGATATATTCATTTCAAATCAATTTGATGTATCTTGTAGGGAAACTGCTCCTTAGTATATATCTTGATTCGTTCAGCACTGTGTCGCAGCGTGAAGTTCTTATGCTTCCGTATGTGCAGATCATCCGCAATGTCATACAGTTTGGTTACTGATCCATCGTCAGACTTTCTCAGTCCTCGTCCGATTGATTGGAGAACCTTGACTTGAGACTTGGAAGGGCTAGCAAAAACAATGTTATGCAAGTTCCTAATATTAATCCCAGTAGAAAATGTTCCCAATGAAGCAACAATGATTGCATTCTTCTGTCCCTCTACGATACCACGAATCTGTTCGCGGTCTGATGCCTCTACTTCTCCTGACACATAATATACCGGCCGGTCACCCGCCTTATCCTTGATCATATCAAACAGGGGTTTACCGTGTTTCTCTACAAACTGAAACAAGACCAGAGAGTTGCCTGTCTGGTCTAACGCAAGGTTACTTATAAGTCTGTTGCGTTTCTCGTTGGTCACAATGTAGTCTATCTCTTCCTGATAGGTTGCGTCCTTGAGCATATGACATATATCGTTGTGGTAACGCAGTAGTAGGATGGAGATGTCTATCTTTGCAAGGGTGCCCTTCTCCTGCAAGTCCTTGGTCATGGTCACTCGTCGTACAGGCCCGAAGAGTCCCTCCAGTACCAGTTTGTTCGTCTCGGTGCCATCTAGTGTACCCGTAGTACCGAAACGATACTCAGCATTGACACACTTGTTCATGATACCTGACAGAGACTTTGCCTTGAATAAATGGACTTCATCTCCAAATACACAACCCATAGTCTCGAACCATTCCTTCGGAAACTTGTAGATGGACTGCCATGTAGATATGATGATAGGTTTGTCGGTGGTCTTGTCTTTACCACTGTAGATACGATGCACATTTTCCTTTACATCATACCCATAATCCTCGAAGTCTTTGTACATCTGTTCTACCAGACTTGTTGTCGGAACAACAATCAGAACCTGTTTATCGAAGTTGTCCACAAAGTTTGTTACGCAGTCAAGATACCATCGTAGTAGGTTATAGATGATAAACGACTTACCGCTACCTGTAGGGGACAACAGGACAGCCCGTTTCTTCTCTATACCGTGGGTGACAGCATCGTACTGGTAGTCGCGTAGATCAAAGGGTAGATCCAGTTCACTCTGGAACTTGACTAGATTCTGATGTGCGACATGGTTAGTCTGTGCGGGGTGTCCGTAATCAGTCTCCTGTAACTGGAGAGGGTACATACGATCAGAGCAGAACTTCTTGAGGTGTTCGTACAGACCAGTGTTTAGTTCACGTGTGATCTGATTGAACAGTTTGATTTTACCGTCCCACTTTCTTGATTTGAAAGCAGGCATGAACTTATGGCCAGGCACAAAGAACGAGAAGTAGTCTCTCAGTTCTTGGAGTTGGTGCTGGTTACAATCAACCAGCATCATCGAATGGTCTTTCAGACCGACTGTTATGGTATTAGGTAGACTCATGCATGTATATATGCTCTACGCACCAGCCTCAAACTGCCTCCATCTGATCATGTTACCAATCGTCTGGTGTCTCCAGTTTAGATTGTTCACGATCTCGGTGAGAGTTTCTACCGTGGTCTTCAGATATTGTACCCGCATCTCGGAGTCCTGAATATCCTTATCAGAGTCGTAGTAGTACTCTTTGAAGTTCTTGGTGGTGGCACTCAGTCCATCATATGGATCATATGCCCACCCACGAGACTCAATGTCTGCCTGAGACATCTTGCCTTCGTAGTAGAGGTACTTATCCTTGAGTAGAGTCTTCTGGTCAAACTCCGCCTTCTTGAGACGGAGCTTGGTCAGAGAAAGGTATTCGAGATACTTCGAGTGTAACGCAGGGGTCACACGCGAAGTCTCGTCAAGTTGATGTTTCGCGATCTGCGAATCATCTTTCCATTCAGCAAGAATTGATTCTAAATCAATCAT